AAGTTCAGGAATGAAGCTGAACGCCATGGCCTGACCGTTCCGGAATGGGCGAGTGAAGCACTGGATGCTCTTTCCAGCATCAAAAGCAGAAGCTGAAAAGAGGATGCGATATTCCGGATCGATTCCAGAGAAAGAGAAAATAGTGTTGTTATCGCCTCTTCCCTATCTTTTCTTTCATTACAAATCTGCACAAATTCATGTCTGACGACGATATACGCATTTTGGTGAAGGAGTGGCTACAAAGCCAAAACCGCAAGTCCTATCAATTGGCGGAGGAGATAGGCATCCGGCCGCAAACTTTTTACGCACAGATGAGCGTTCGTAAAATATCGGCCAATACCAAAAAAGCGCTTTCCCGCATCATTCCAGGCCTGGTTTCCGATTCAGATCTGAATCCACCTTCCAATACGGAAGAATGTGACCCGAAAAAACTCAGAATCAAGGAATGGCTCCGGGCTCACGGCAAAACACGCCGATGGCTTGCGGAACAATGCCGCGTTTCCGTCCGCACCGTACATACCTGGTTTACTGCACGCGGTAACATTCCTGTCACCCAATATCTCTTTATCGATAAGCTGATGAGTGAAGGCGAGTCGTGGAAAGTTCAGCTTCCCAATACCATTCCCGTGAATTTTCCTGAAACGGAAATGGAAATTGTTCACAAATTCCAGAAACTACATCCGGACATAGATCTTCCCATGTACGGCATGCATAAAATCCTGGAGTTATGCGTTAATGTACTCACTCAGGATGAATATTCAAAGACGTCTCCATACTCCCGTATTACCAATACCGGAGAGATTCGCCACCGCCGGATAAAATAAGAATTATTCAAAAGTTCAAATTTTCTTTTCCACGGGAGCATTTCTGAAAATGCACTGTTTGCATACCCATGCCGGTATTTTTCTAAAACATCGCAGGTTCTCCGCCAGCCTGGCCTTCCGGGCCATTCTTCTTAATCTTTCACGGAACCCTTTCATTTTTTTGTTCCTTTTATCACGACGGCCACAGACTATCCTATCTCTCAACACAGAGAAAAAATCTTCAGCCACATTACATCATCCCTCCAGTTTCAAAAATCAATCACTATTGATTGGAAAAACAGTCCGAACCATGCGTAATAGTGCTTCTATGCAGCCTGTTCACCAGAGTTAACCATACTTACCTTGCCTCTCCATTTTTAAGAAAGCCGGCTTTTGGTGAAAAAGCTCTTATCACATGAAAAACCCCGTATTCTTAAAAAGAATACGGGGTTAAAAAATGGCACGTCCAACTGGATTCGAACCAGTGACCCACTGCTTAGAAGGCACTTACGGACGTTAAACTTATTTTAACTTTTCTAGCATTTTCAATGGGTTATTTAATCCTCCCCCCTTTCATAATTGTCCGCACTTATCCGTATTTGACCCTATTTAACCCCTTATACGGACAACCTACGGACAACTTGCAGTGCGTCACAGCTTCTTGCTCGTGTTCTCGGTAATTCTTTCCAGAAGGAAGAGTGCCAGAAAAAATCAGCCTTGTCTATTTTGGACTTGCAGAAAAATACTATCTGGAAATGATAAAAAGCAATGGAACAGTATTACATTGCAACGGAGGAAGGACAGACGGAAGGGCCGTATTCCTTTGCATCACTAGAAACTTTCTACGCCGAAGGCAAGATAACACAAAAAAGCCTTGTTTGCATTGCTGGCGGTCAAGAGTGGGTGCAGTTTTGGACAATTTTAGAGCAAGAGCGGAAGAAAGAAGTTCAACCCTGTGAAGAACCTAAAAAACAAGCCTTGGAAAGACTGATGAATGAATATGATCCCATTCCAAAGGAGCAGCCCAAGAAAGAGTTACAGAAGGATATTAAACCGTTGGAAATAACCGTTGAAGGCTTATTCCGTATTGCAGGTATTCTTGCTCTACTCGCTGGGGTTGTGCTGCTTTTTTCAACTGCAAAAGATCGGCAACCAGTCTTAGGCTTCATTTACCTACTTTCCGGAGCCTTCTCCTGCCTTGGATGCTTCTGGTGTGCCAAAGTCATTAAATTACTTTCCTGCACCGTTGACTTGCTTTCCGTCATAGCCAAGAGAGTATATAACTCCGGAAACTCCACGGATAAGCAATAACCGTTTCTCCTGAATCCACTGAACACAGAAACGCCCCGGACGAGCAAAACGTTGCGGGGCGTTTTCTTTTGGGCGAAGGATTAGGGAGCACCGGCATTATTCCAAGCGTCAAAGGTGGCATCATCTACTGTGAGAGTGATTGCATTGTCCGCTGCGCTGGGGGGGGAGTGTGCCCCTGAGGTCAGGGGCGCGGGTGCCAGGGGCTTGTTCATCATCTTTTACGGTAAGGAAGATTAACAATTCCCCCGGGGCGTTTCTGCCTTTGGGTAGTATTGGCCCATTTACCTATTGCGTCAATTTGAGCATTGATTCCTCTCAACCCCTGGGTTAATTCCTCTTTCAATCCATTGATGGCACGTTTTGTTGCCAGTCCTAATTCCTGAAGCTTGGCAACGTAGAGCTTGCCTAATTCCCTCATCTCAGCTTCATCAATGTTTCCATCCGCGGCTGCGGCTTCAATATTTTTACGTATGGCATCAAGTGCCTTGTTGGCCAGGTCTGACTGCTGGGGGCTAGAACTTTCGCCCGTTTTCATGAGCAATCCCTGTACAAAAGTTTTAAACGCCTCTTTAGTATCTTTCTGCTGTTCCCGCTGAAGCTTCTTCAGTTCCCGGTCCCGCTCTTTTTCAAGCTTTTCCTGGGCCTTCTTGGCTTCCTGGGCTTCCTTTTTGTCAGCCCGTTTGTTGAACAGGTCAATATTGGCGGAATTGAGCCGGTCTTGCGTCCTGATGCTCCGCTCCTGATCAACAATGTTGCGTTCATAGGCCCCCATAATATCCCCTATCCTCCCGGCTTCTTCTCTGGCATCGGCAAGTTTGTCCGCAAGTTCTTTTGCCTTGCTGTTCTGGTCTTCCAGGGCTTTTTGATATTCTCCGGTTCGGCTGGTTACATCTGTTCCTTTCTGATAGGAGGGTTCAAAGTTCACGCCGGATTGGCGGAACAAGTCCCGGAGTTCATCTATTCTGACAGTGGCGGCATTTCCCTCGTTTTGGGCTGCATCACGGGCAGATAGAAGACGTTCCTTTTTCTCCTTCTGGCGGAGTAGCTCATTGTACGCTTCCCCCGGTTCAACTCCTTTACTCAGTGCAGTATTTACAACCTTTTCGAGATCAGCTATTCTCTTCTCTGTCTCTGGAAGCTTCCTGTTACTCGCATCAATCCGTTCCTGGGCTTTGAACTGTTGCTGGAACAGTCTTTCAACCTCCTGAAGGGAGGGCATCTGCCCCTGAATGAACTTCATATCGAAGTCCTTATCTTGCAAACGGTCACGGTTTTGAACGGCCGTATCCAACTGCTTTCCGTAGTCCATGAATTCCTTCTGCGCTACTTCCAGATCCCGGCGGCGTATTTTGTCGTCAAGATTCTGGTCAATCATCATCATGCCGTAGTCCCGCTGACGTTTGGTGATTTTGCCGTCTTCAAAGTCATTGTCCAACTTCACGCGGGCAAGCTCGGCTTCCTGCGTGTCAATCCCCTTCTGGCGGGCGGCTTCCTCCCTTCTCAACTGGATTTGCCGCTCAATTTCCTGGGTCTGCAAACGGTATTCCGCCGTAATGCCCTTGATGAAGTCCTCGAACCCTTTGTTGATTTCCTGCGTCCGGTCGGCTTTGTTATAGTCCTGGATGGCTTCATAACTCTTTTTGATAGATTCGGCAGCATCCCTGGCACGTTTTTTCATCCTTTCGGTTGCCTGTTCCGCCTGCCGCTCCAATTCGTCGCTTTTGGTCTTGAAGTGGTCAATCAAAGCGGTAATGCCGGCGGTCAGCCCCTGGATCAGCAGCATGGCCCAGCCCAACGGCCCCATCGCCGTTTTGATGGTGGTTCCGAATAAATGAATGAACGGGATCGCCCCGCGGAGGGCGCTGGACATGCCCAGGATGCGCGTAGCCGCAATGGTAATCTGCCCCGCCAGCCCCTTGACCTGCGTGGAAGTGAGTTGTCCGGCATCCCCGGCCGTCTTGATGCGCCGTCCCAAATCCTGGATATTTTTCAGGGCGTCCGCCTGGGCCACGTTATCCCCGGCCTTCCGGGCCTCTTCCAGCTTGGCAATGTAGGATTCCAACTCGGCCTGCAATTCTTCATAGGTGGCGGAGGCGCGGCGGTTGTTGGCTTCCAGCCGTTCCACCGTGGCGGCGGCGGCCTGCTGCTTCCGGGCCTCTGCGGCTTCCGCCTTTTCCGCGGCCTTGTCGGCGGCGTCCATTTCCTTGTTGTAGCCGTCGATGATTTGTTGAAGGTTTTCGTCAAGGTCATCTCCCCATTTCGCCCCAAGGTCCAAATCAGACATTTTGTTATTGAGGACTTCAAAGACGTCATCCACCTGTTCCAGCTTCTTCCTGAATTCCTCGGAGGTCAGCACGGCGTTGGTGACTTCGTCAATAAACCCGGTCAATCCCGGGTTGTCGTTGAAGGCGGCTTTCATCCGGGAGCCGGCGGCGGTCAGGGCGTCGGCGTATTGGTCAAGTTTGGAATTGGCGTTTTCCAGGGCTTGTTCATATTCCGCCCCCATGCCGTCCTTCATGGCGGCGCCGGTTTCTTCAGCGACCGTTTTGACACGGGAAAGGGAATCCGCGATCTGGTCCATCACGCCGGAGGTCTGCGAAATGGATTCGCCGGATTCCCGTATCCTGTCCAGGGATGCGGCGGCTTGAGTGGCTCCGGAAGTGTCGGCGGTCGTTCTGATGTTGATGTTCAAGTCTCTGTCTGACATGGTTTTACTGATTGGTTTTATTTGGTTGGCTGTTGTTGTTTCAACGGGTAGTTGAAGGGGGGCATATCCGTGGTTGCCGGAGCATTCATGGATTCAAACGGGCGTCGCACAGGGCGCGCATGACTTCCCTACGGGCGCTTTTGGGAACGTGGGGAGGCCGGGGATTGCCGACGCTCACCACGTCATAGCTGCGGGCATAGTCCTCCGGATTCGCCGTCCGGCTGTCCCAGTTCCACCAGGACCACCGCCCGGCCCGGTTCAGGGGCGTCCACGGCTCGTCAAGCCGGACACGCTCCCGGCCGCAGACATCCATGACGGCCCGGCAGATGGTGAGGTCTTCCGGGGCGAGCGGGGGGATGGCGGCGCATTCCAGAGCTTCTGCGGCCATCCTGGCCGCCCGGCCGCTCAGGGCGTAGCAATTTCCGTAGGCGGACCGTTCGGACGGGTTCCGGGGGACCCGGTATCCGGCGGCGTGCAGCGCAAGCCCGTTGTGTTTCATCTCCCTGACCCATCCGCCCGACAGAAGCGCCGTGTCGGAGTCAATCTTGACGACGGTATCGCCATCCGCCGCCCCCTTGGCCAGCGTGGCAATGATTCCCCGGACGCACTCCGGGCCGCGCAGGTTGCCGCAGCGGGGGAAAGAGCTCCGGCGATACCGCGCCCCATGCGCTACAAGAGCCCTCCTGGCCTCCGGGGGTACCGGGGCGGCGCTGTCGTCCACCACCGTAACTACCGCCTCCGGAAGAGCCGTCCTGGCGCACCGGACGCAGGCCACGGCTTCCTGCGCGTCTCCGTCATAGGTGAAGGTGTATATCCTGATCATGACATTCCGGAGGGGCCGAAGGTTCCCGGGTGGATTAGGAGATAAACCGTGCCCGCCTGGTGCTGCACCACCTTGTTGCCGTCGATGGTGGCCAGATGGAAATAATATTCATAAGGGGTTTCCCGGTTTTCCTCCGCGAGCCTGACGGGGTCGGAGACGCCGCCCGCGGCGGACAGAGAGGATCCGAGGTATTTCGCGTCCTTGTCCAGCTGGATCTTGAGCCAGATTTCCCCGGAGGTGACGGGGCTTTTCACCCAGCCCCCGGAACCGTCCCCCTCCGGAAGCAGCCCCCCGATATAGTTGCCGGCATAGATAGCCTTCCCCTGGCGGATGTAGGCGTCGGACACCTTGCCGTCGCTCCCGTAAGACAGGCGGCATTGGAATCCCACCTCGACGGCGCTGGTTCCCCACGCGGGAGGCTCCTGGGCCTGCAGCAGTTTTACGGACGGCCCGACGCTGGGAAGCTCCGGGACTTCATCGTCCGCTCCGGAAGAGCCTCCGCCTCCGCTGCCGGATCCTCCGCCCGAAGAACCTCCCCCGGAAGACGTGGACGAGTCCGCCCAGGCCGTCCGGCGCAGCGCCTCGGCAAGCTGCCGGCTCCGGTCGATGGAGTCCTGCAGGGAGATCTGTTCCGGGGCTCCCACCGTCACGTCGGAAACTCCCGTTTTAAGGTCGAGGGATATTTCCTGGATGACGGACCGCATGGCTTCCCATTCTTTCAACCCTCCCGTGATGGAGAGGCGCCCCCCGCAGACCTGGTCAAAGTCGTCGTGGACGGTCGCGGATCCGTCATAGGGCAGCGCGCGGGTGGCTTCGTAGTAGGATTTCAGGAAATTTTTATACAGTGCGGAGGTGTCGTAGCTGCCCGATGTTTCGTCGTCTCCGGAGCTTCCGCCGTCGTCGGACACACTTTCCACCGTCCCTGCCCTGTCCACCCGGTAGGATGCGTAGCCGACATTCGTCGTGGTCACTTCAAACGTCAATGTTCCGATCCAGCGGTTCCCGGTTCCGGATTTTCCGCCGTATTCCGGAAAATATTGCTTCACCGTGTCGGGGGGCTCCGTCGCCCGCACCCGCAAATCCACCCGGACCTTGCCCCATTTGATTCTCGCGCTCTTTCCGTTGATCTGGCCGGAGGTCAGTTCGTGGGTGATGGCCGCGCTGCTGTATCCCCGGTGTTCCGCGTCAGCCGGCGTGATGGACGTGATTTTCGGACTGGCCGCCACTTCCAGGCCGGCGCAATCCTCCAGGGCCGGAGCCCAGCGTTTGACGCGGGCCGCCCACTGGGCCGTGCCGGTCGGGAATTTGTCTCCCCGGACAATCATCCGCGGGGCGTCGTAACCCAGCGAGCCCGTTTCCGCAGGGCTGTATTGCCCGGCAGTGTCGGAGACCTTGACGCCGCCCGGAACGTCCACTTCCGCCGTCACCACATAGGGCTGGGACAGGGAGGCGCCTGAGGGATAGACGGCCAGCGCGCGCTGAACCCGGGAGACCACGGAAGCGTTGCAGGTCAACCCCACGGCCGGAGGCACCAGATCGGGACGCGCCTTGAGGGACAGGGCGCTTACGTCCACGGCGGACAGGTCGAGCACGACATCTGGCAAATGGGCATGGTCGGCAATGACCAGCGTGGCGGAGTCGTCCGCGCCGTATTCAAACCACGCGGCCATATTGGGGCGCCATTGCTGGATCTGGGAAAGCAGGGAGGCATACGTTTCCGACGCGTAGGCAAACGGAATGATTTCGGCATCCTTGTCGATCCGGAGGTCGTATTTGATGGGGACCAGGGCCGTGCTGACGGCGTGGTCCAGGACTCCGGAGAGGGCGTCCCGGATGTTCGCGGTCGCCTGTTTTTCCTGACCGCTTCCGCCTGTGCCCTGGCGGTATTCGGCAAAGATGCCGTTGGCGCGGCCATTCGCGAAGTACTGGATGTTGCTCAGGTTCCACCAGTAATCGCAAATCCTGATGTCCCAGCTCTCGGAGGTTCCTTCAAGGGAGTGTTCCAGGTCAATGGCCGGGCCGATGAGCAGGGTTTTCCCGCGCCAGACGACTTTCACTATTTCCCCTTCTTCAAACGGGCAGGAGGCAAACCGGGAGACCGGCGCGCGGAAGGAAACGGAGGCTCCCCCGAAGGAGAGCCGGTTGTAGGACGGGCTTTCGGCCATGTCCAGGAAGTCGGCGGAAGATACGTCAAGGGTTTTCACAGGGGGCGGCCGAGGGTGAAGTTGTAGGAGACGATAAGGCGCAGGCCCTGAACCTTCGGTTCGGCGTCGGCGATGACGGCTTCAAAGCGCTGTTCACGGCCGCAGGCGTCGGTCCAGGTCCATTCCCCCTTTCCCGCCGTTTTCCATTCGTTGAGCCATTCGTAAAAGGCGCCCCACGCTTCCATGTGGGAGGCGCATTCCCGCACGGTGGAGATGGTGAAGGACAGGGACAGGTTGCCGAATGCGTCCAGCCTGGGGAACGGGCTGTTGATGATCGGCGTGGCGGACGTGCCGAACTGCACCGGGAAAGCGTGTTCCGGCAGGGAGTCGAGCAGGAATTCCCCGACGCGCACGACGGGGCGCCCGTCAAAGGTGATGGAAAAGGGAGAAATGGTCGTGTCCATGCCTCAATAGTGGTGGGGGGAAACAGGGGCCGCCCCTCCCCATGCAAACAGAGGGGCGGCTCCGGCTGTCATGCCCCGGCGGAGGCCGGGAAGGCGATTTCTTCCGTGGGCGTCAGGGAATTCAGGGAGGACGGGATCACTTCAAGCGTCAATTTCGGCGTGATCAGCTTGTTATTTTCCGTGGGGATTTCCACCTTGAGCAGCGCCGCTACTTCCAGGACCATCATTTCTTTTTTGTCTTCCTGGTATTTGGTGAGGCGCGCCCATACCTTTTGCCCGTAGATGTTCCGGGAAAAGGGCTGCACTTCCTTCCCGGCTTCCAGCCTGTCGCACTGGTAAATCACCTGCCAGCAGACCGGGTTAACCTCCGTGGAGTTGATTTCGATGGTGTTGCCCGTCACTTTGGTGTTCTTCCGCGTCACATAGGAGGTCGTGTCGCGGGAAAATACCGTGCGGGCGTCGTCTTCCGTGGTCGGCGTGATTTTGTAGTCGATGACTTCGTTGGCCATCATCCAGGCGTCGGAGTCCTTCGCCGGCTTGAATTGCTCGTCCACCGTGTCCGTGCCGCTTCCGGCCGTGACTGTCGTTCCGAACGGGCACAGGTCGAGAAAGGTGCCGACCAGCATTTCCTTGTTGTAGAGTTCTGACATGGTTGTTAGCTTCTTACGTAGTCAATAAAGGTCACTTTCCCGGCGTCGGCGTGGACTTTGTACACGTCTTCCGGGATGTGGACGATTTTTCCCCGCGCGGCGATGCCGTGAGGGAGTTCCAGCTTGTTGACGGCCACCCGGCATTTGACGATGCGGGGCGCCGGAGCAGTAGCGGCCTCCTGGGCCGCGGCGGTGGTGGGTTTAGTTGCCATGTTTCAATATGGTGGTTTGTTCAAGGGTGAGCGTAACAGCCTTGTTGGTCATCTGCACCCGGCTTGACTCCGTGCCTGTGACTTTGAGCTTCATGCAGGTGAGCCAGCCCGGTTCCCGATGCCCGTCAAGCCCGATGGCGAGCAGGTCGGACAGATCGTCCGCATCCCAGCCGAGGACGGCGGTTGCGTCGGATTTTTTCAGGAGGGGATTGCTTTCAATGACGATTTTGGTCGTCAGAATGACGGCATTCGGGCCGCCCTGTTCCTGCAGGGGTTTTCGTTTTGGGGCACATACCAGCACGCAGATTCCCAGCCTGGACAGCTTTTGAGTAATCAGGGCTTTCAGGTCGGCGTCCCAGCCGCGCATGACAATGCCGGTATCCTTCCCGCCGTTGTAACGGGCACACAGAGCCACGATCTTCCGATAGATTTTTTCCCCCGCGGCGATGCGCGGGCTTGCAGGTAAAGCGCTCATAGTTCACACCAGTTCTGATAGGGCTGTCCGGCTCCGTACACCTCTGCGCCGTCACTTTCCGAATCGTAGGGGGCAAGATAAAACCTGCCCTCCCGAACGGCCCGGAAAATCTCGCCGGCCGTGCTGTACTGCTTGGCGCGGGGGGATCCTTCCAGATCGCCCATGTCGGGCAAGTCGGCCAGCATGGCGTGACGGATCCAGACAAGCGTCGGGTGTTCCAGTTCTTCCGGCACTCTGTCCTGACCTGTCGCCAGGACGGGATATTTCCCGGAAGAATTAACGATTCCGGCGACAAGGTTGCACGTCGTCCTGATCAGGGCGCCGGCCCGTTCCGGGGAATCCCCTTCCGCTCCTGCCGAGTCAAACGCCGCGATTTCGGCGTCCGCCAGGAAGGCCCGCAGGGTGTTTTCCGTGATCTGGACCAGCGCCATGACGATTACACGCGGATGGAGAGTTCACATTTGGCGGCGGTATTGTCGCCGCTGGCGGCGTCTGCCACAGCCTTGAGCCGGATGTAGCGTCCCATGCCATAGGGAGCCCGTCCGGCGATGCCGTTCGCAAGAGCTCCCGCTTCTTCTCCCGCCGTGGGAGCCAGGGAGAACCCCGGCACCTCGGCCCAGCTATCGCCGTCCCCGGAGGCTTCCAGGGTCAGCGTGATCTTCTTTCCGGCAGCCAGGGACGGAAGGTTTTCGTGCTCGATGACGATGGACATTTCATCAATGCCGCCCGTCTGTCCCGCATCCAGCACTTCGGAATAGGCCGTCTTGCCCGTGCCCGGCATGTTCATCCGGGCCGTCAGCAATTCGTCCTTGCGGGTGTGTCTGATAGGGTTCACTGTCTAAGGTTCCTTTCCGTTTTATTGGTTCTTCCGGTTGTTCACTTTTTTCGGCGCATGCTTGCCCCAGTGGGAAATGCCCGTGATGGAGGACAGGTCGCTTTCGTTGTTGACGATGGAGTCCGTCACCAAAATCGGGATGCCGTGGGCGTGGGTCGGAATCGGGGCGGATCCGGAGGAATCCCCTCCCGCCTTGCCGCCGTCCACGGAAACGCTCACCACCTTGCGGCTCTTGCGGAGCTGCTCCAGGGCCATGCGGTTCATGATGAATTTCGTTACGCGGACGCCCGCCGGGAACAAAGCCAGCAGTTCCGCCAATTTATCGTCATCCAGCGTCGTTCCTTCAGCGGTACCGATATTTTTCAGGCGTGCGGCGGACAGCTTGGAGTTGTTGACCAGGGCGACAAAGGCGGTCAGATCGGCAGCTTTGCCGGGAATGGCGCCCTGCTCGCCCGTTTCCGGATCCTTGCCGGGAATAAGCGCATCCTTGAACGTGCCAAGAGTAATTCCCTTGTCGCGGCCCCAGCGCCAATGCACGCCTTTGGGACCCTCCACAACGGCAAATACGGACGTTCCGTCGTAATTGTCGGCGGCCTTGGAGCTGTCCGCGCTGATGATCATCGTGTCGTCAATGAAATCGGGAAGCCCGGGAAAGCCGTTCTTGTCGATTTTCGTTCCGTAAAAACCCTGGGCTCCCAGGGAAAGCAACACCCCCTCCGTAATACCGGAAGCTTCATCGGCCAGGACGGCAGCTTCCCCGTCGTCAGAGCTTTCCAACGTAATATGATCCACAAAAACGATGGAGGAAATGGGAAACAGTTCCACGTTCCTTGATTCGTAAGTGCAGGACGTGTATCCGATGGGAGCATTGGCCGGGCGGAACCGGGCCCGGGGGATACCGGTGCGCACATAGGTTTTGATGATGGTTTTGGAGCCCACCACGGAAGCAAGCTGCGTTACTTCCGGGGCGGAGCATCCCACTTCTTCGATCAATCCGATGTCGGATGCCGAACCATTGCGTTTCTGAATGTCCAGTAGAGTCAAAAATGACATGGCTTAGTTCTTTTCCCTGTTGATGTTTTCAATGATGCGGTCACGTCCGGTAGGCTCATTCCCGCCGTTGCCGTTATTGGCCTTGCCGGCGACCACCGTCGTAAAAGCGGGGTTCGGATTGATGGAGGCGATCAGAGCCTTGCCGGCCTTGATATTGGCCGTCAGAGCGGTCTTCAGGGCCTCTTTGGCATCTTCATCTTCCGGAGCAATCTTGCCGGCCTTGATGGCGGCTTCAATTTCCGCGTCGATAAGAGCCGCCTTGGAGGCTTTCACCTCGGCAAGCTCGGCTTCCGCCGCTTTCAGTTTGGCTTCGGTTTCGTCCAGCCTGGCCTTGGCCGCCTTGCAGGAGGCCGCTTCCTTTTTGGCGTCCTCCGCCTCTTTTCGGGCCGCTTCAAGTTCCGTTCCGGACTTCTCGCCGCCCTCGGATTTCTTCTTCAGGTCGTTGATTTTGTCCTCCGCGATCTTGCCGGCCTTATCAGATGCGGCTTCCTCTTTGGTGAGGACACCGCATTTAACCAGTAGTTCGTACATTGTTGTATGTGTGTTATTTGTTTGGTCATGAACAGCACCGGTATCCTCTCCGCCGCCATTCAAAGGCATGTTCGGTTCAAGAACCGTGAAATTCTCAAGTCTGGCCTTGCCGGCCGCAATGCGGGCAATATTCTCAAAGGCCGGGTCATTCACCAGAGAGCCCACCTCAATGTCATCCGGTTCAAGACCTATAGGGCGGCAGGTTGCCGTGTTGAGCCTGAATGCCGGAGAAAAATAGCTGTAGTCACGCCCCAGCACCGATTTCCTGCCGCTTTCCGTCCATTCCCCCTTGAGGATGACGCCCACGCCGTCCATGTAGTCAAAGGAAGCGGGAATAAAGGAGGCGGGCCCCGTCTTGTGGTCAAAGTAACAGACGGGCCGCACGTTTTGAGTGAGCTTCAACGCAAGGTCCCGCTGCAAAGCCTCCAGGCAGGAGCGGTCCACAATCACTTTCTGCCGTCCTCCAATGGATGCATTGATGAAATGTTCCCCCTCCGGCATGTACACGATACAGGCCGGAGCGTCGCCAAACGCAAGAGGAACGTTGAATTCAAAATCCATGCCTCAAGCATGGCATGAAACGGAAAAGCGTAAATAGTCGGGGCTGGATATGTGTTTCAGGCATCAAGAGACGCCGCCAGAACGTCCATGAGCTTGACGCCATAGGCGCTGATCAGTTCTTCGCCGATCGGGATGGCGTCCGGCCAGGGGTCCTGTGTGATGGATTGGCGCAGGGCATACACCGCACGCACTCCCCCGCCGTCCACGGCTTCAAACAGGGCGTTCTTGTTGGGGATGGTGAACAATTCCCCGATTTCGGATTGATAATCAGCCGTCCGGCGCCCGTGGGCCTCCGGAACAAGGGGAATAGTCAACGCCCCGGCATTTTTGGCCGTAATTGTCCCTCCCTTTATTTTATGCCGCAGGGATCCGTCCTCGTCGGGATTGGAGATAACCGCTCCGGAAGCATCCGCAGAGGAAAGGAACCATTTACGGGCAATATTGGAAAACCAGCCTGTCGACATGCGCCCCGGACCGTGCGTAGGAAGAGAATTGTTGATCCAGTGTTCCCGCCCTTTGCCGTCGTACCAGGACGCCAGATAGTCCCGCAGGTATTCGCCGCTTTCCCGGTTCGCGGATTCCAGCGTTTCCGGAGCGGCTATCTTCATGGCATCGTCAAGTGCGGCGTCAAAACCGCTCATGTCAATTTCAATGTTCATGCCCGTCATTCTTTCTCGGCGGTTGTTTTTGATTCGCGCATGGAGTTCCAGCCGGCTTTAAGAGCGGCATGCTGAACCTTGACAAGGCGATCTTCCAGCAGGGATGTATCTATCTCGTCCCACAGATCCGGAACCAGCTCACGGGCGGACCGGATGACTGTTTCCAGGTCTTCTCCGGCTTCGACGGAGGCAATAAGGGCTTCCATGAATCCGGCAACACCGGAGGTCAGTTCATAGGCCGCCTGATCCGTCTGGCGTCCGACACGGGAGGCAATCCGGTTAATTTCTTCAATGTGCTTTAGCGTTTTTTTTTACGCGCCGCATATACTAGGGATTCCCTGTCCAGGTCATCCATTTCCCCCGGTTCCAAGCCGGCGCTCCCAAAAGAGGGAGGCTGATAGAGCTTCACCCCTTCTTCGGGCATGGGGATGTCAAGCCAGTCGTAACCCTGTTCTTCAGCGACGGGAACAATCCTGGTTGCCTTGTCCACCCAGTCAAGTTTTGCCAAGCTCATTCCGGAGGACGGGTCCTTAAAAGAGATGACGGGCAGATGTTCCGGGCGTCTTCCCAGGTTAAGTTCCAGGATGGCCGGGACAAGTTGCTGATTGAGGACGCCGGCAACGTATTTCCCGCGGGCTAGAACAACCTGGTTTTCCGTATTTTCGTGCACTTCGCCCAGGGCGCGATTGCCGCCCGTGCTGGAAACGGAACTGGTGAGGGTTTGCCCCAAAATCAGAATATCGCATGCCTTGTTGGCCTCTTCGATCATGTTCAGGTGCGGAAGCTGGTTGCCTCCCTTGACGGCGTCGTGAAATTGCACGTCCGCATCCGGGGCCGTTACAAGGATGCCCGTCTGTCCGAATTTCACCATCTGGTCAAATAGCTTTTTCTGCGCCAGGGTTCCCGATGCTTTTCCATGCCGCAGAGGGGATCCGAATATCTGGCAGAACTCCATGAACCAGGATAATCCGAATTTGGCCGCGCCGAACCAGCCGACCAGGGCCAGAAGGTTGGCGCCGTAAACAGGATGGTCAAGCCCGTCGCAGTTGAGGGACGCAATGAATTTGTTGGGGGGGAATTCCATTTCGGGACCGCACCCTACTCCGTCTGGACATAGTACAAGACGGTCGATTTGAGCCGGGTAGCTGGACCATTTGTAAAATGTGGATGGAATGGGGCAATAGGCGCGGGGCGCACGGATATGGCCGGGGTTCCACATGATTTCCAGCACACCCACGCCGCGTTCCGGAGCTTCCGCCAGGGCTCCAATCAATCCGTTCAGGTCCAGTTCCCATTTTCCCTGTTCAAGCCGGCAGCAATACAGGGCGGATTCCACCAGATCCGCGTACCGACTGGCCGTTGGTGTCGGCTTTTTGCCTTTCTCGGCCCAGGGAGACACGGTAAGTTCCAATGCCTGAACCTTTTCGCGGAGCTTCCGCAGGTTTCCCCGCAGCCGAGGCCATTCGATTTTCATCGAGCGAAATACTCGTTCCAAGTCGAGCATATTACCCGTCTGAATGCTCTCGCGGGCATTTTTCAGCACCCGGGGCGTGATGCTGGTGTAAAAACCAAGATACCCTCTCTCCTGGGGGGAACGATCCTCGAAAATTTCAAAGTCGGCGGTCTTGGTTTTCCTGGCGGCCTTTTGGCTGCGGGTTTTCTTGCTCATAAGGGGAGTGAGGTAACAATTAAACGAGAGCCTGCGCCACGCTGAACGCATCGTCACATCGGTTCAACCAACCCTTCCCGAACACAGGAAACTGCTTGCACGAACGGTAAAACGCCTGACGCTTCTCCTGCAGAGCGATAAGGAACACCGCTTCACCCGTGGCGGCCAGCTGGTCCTGCAACTCCTGCCTGGTCCTGGGGCCGACAATCCCGTCCACCACAAGCCCGGCGCCGTGAATGTTCAGCGCGCGCTGCAAAATCTTCCCGGTATTCCTGCTCCCGGAATTGAAATAATGGTCGCGCAGGATGAATTCAACGCCAGGAAAAACGTCGGAACCCAGCCAGGAGCGCACGGCGGCGGTATTATCCAGGACATACTGGAGACAACCTTCCCAGGCCTCTTCACGCCTTCCGGCATCCAGCAGGGCCTTCAACCTGTTAAACACGTCCGGTTCAATACCGTCGCAAATGCCGCAAATCTCCCACTTGCCGCCCTTGTCGGCGGCGGGAAGGCGGGAAACGCGCAGGGAATCCGGCCCGGTGACGCGGCTGTCTTCAAACCGGAGGATAGCCGCAGCCATCTTTCTTTCTGTAGTATTCATTCGTTCAGATTGTCGATAAGTTGCACAAGCCGCTTGCCTTCCACGGTGTAGCAATGACACTTGGCATGCAAATGCCACTCATTAAATTGAGCCAGGAAAAAAGCGGCGTCTCTTTCGGTAAGAAAAATTTTCATCCACTGCTCCTTTCCGGGTTCGTCCACAATGAGTATGTACAGGGTAGGCATGCGGAAACTATTGATTATTAACTAAAGGGAACTTGTAAGAAAAACTTTACAGTTGGTCAGCGTTCCGCACATCGGAGGAACACAAGGCGCGCAATGGGGAAACAGAACGCGGCAATGCTTGCAGCCGTGTCTCCGCAGGCGGCAAAAACGCCGGGCCGCTGCCCCCCATCAGCGGCAAAAGAACGGAAGGATTCAGAAGCTTATTCACCGCTACGGCCTCCTCTCTGATGTTCCAGGGCGGAAAGCCGCCCGTCCATGGTACGCAGGATTTCCGCTGTTTTGGCGGCCGTCTCCGCCTGTGTAGCGGCAAGGGCGCGGAAATCGCAATACACGAACACGCACGCCGCGATGCCGATAAACATCACAATCGTATCCTTATATTCCCGCACAACGGCCAAATATTCTTTAAGGGGTTTGCACATGGCCTTATTTCTTGGAAGGGATGACTTGCACGACGGGCGGAACATCCGTTTCCGGCTGGGCCTGGCTGTAGGAAATATGCCCCTGCTCAATGACGAGGCAGGAGCCGTCTTTGCAGACCACCGTCTTTTCCGGCGTCACGTCCACGGAATGACCGCAGCCACCCAGCAGAGCGGAAGCCGCATAGGCAGCACCTGCTAGGACTACCCACAAAAGGCGTTCCCACCACTTCAGGCCGGTTTTAGTTTTGCTTTTTTCGTAGGCATCTTTCATGCCCTGCTTCCCCGCCTCAAGGGCGGCCTGCTTTTGCTCGTCACTTAATTTACTCATGGTTTTGCTCTGTGAAATATTTAAAAAACGCCACGGCGGCGGGGGCGGTAATGATGAACTCCGGGTAATCGCGGTCCGTAAAAATCCTGCGCCCCCCGTGGGGATTAACGGCCTCCACGGCCAGATACACCGCCTCCACTCCCACAATGGGGTCATCCTCATTGGCAGGATCCGGGTAATACCAATCCTGTGTTGCCCACACCTGGACGGCCTGCCAATCCTCACCCAATCCCACCAGAGCGGCAACTACGGCCTGCATGGCCGGGGTCTGCTCCTCTGGTACATCATTCTGTTGATAGCGGTCTATGCGGGTGTACCCTTCCTCGTCCGGGTAAATGGCCGTCAGGGTGAATTCTCCCCATTCGCCGGGTTTCGGGAACTGTATTTGTATCTCGGAATTATTCATGCTCAATCTTCGGTAATTGTTTCGGCTTCCGGGTCAACAAAATCCTCCACCGCCTCGGAGACAATGATATTGCTCTCCATGGAGGAAAAACCGTAATACGCCGGATTGACGTTATTGCAATGCAAGTGCATCGTCGCAGGCAGGAAAGCTCCGGCCAACGCCCAGCTGTTGGTATTCTCCATATCAAGATAATATCCGGAAAAGGGATAAATACTCTCAAAGCAATGGACTCCCTTCACCGTGGCGATTTTGACGCAGCCGCGGGAGGAATTCCCGCCATGCAGCAGCCACAGCGCACCCCTGTCTTCAGTATCATATCCTCCGTCCTGGTATTGCTCGTAAACCACCGCGTACACGCAGACGGGATAACCGGTATTGGAAGACGTCTCCGGCGCGAGGGCCTGCGTCGTCTTCATCTTCCATTTCTGCTCGGCATTGGAATAATAGATCTCCCGGACGCGAATATGATACCCTCCCGCGTCCGCGTCCCGGACATGATCAAACGTAATATCGATAATCTCCCCAATCCTGTAGCCGCCAGCCGCCTGATCCGGCACCAGCGTAAACGCGTCCCTGTCCCGCCCCATGCGCGCAACCGTTGTCATCTGGCCGAACCTGGCCGTGAATTTCGTGCTGACAGACGGCAGCCGCAGCGGGGCCACCCACCCCCGGATGCTGGAATAATTGTGCATGGGCCTCGCGTTGGTCACGAGGCCGCATTTCACGGTAAAGGCGGAATTGGGAGGGACATTGAAATAAAGGGAATTGGGTTCCCTGTCCGTTTTGAAAACCGTCCCATTGGAAGACGAGCAATCCGCCAGGAGCGGATAACACCTGACGGAAAAAGCGTCAGTGACGGCAGCCAGCCCGGCGGCGTACAGGCGGTTGACCGCTGACGTATCCGTTGCCGCCCCCACGGCCAGCGGGATGTTGATGCCTCCGTTGGCGTTGACGGCCCCCGCCGCCGTCAGACCTCCGGCCAGCGTCATGTTGCCGGCGCTATCCGTCAACTTGTCCTGCTTGCCGTTCCACATCTCACGCTCTTGAGCCGTAACATGGACAGTAGTATCAGCTTTATGCGCGTTAAATGTGGAAGAATTAAGCTTGGAAGCCAGAGAAGCGGAAACTTTTTTAATGGAGCCCCAGACGGCAGACAATCCGGCGGGGGCCCCCTTAAAAGACTCCGTCACCAGGGCGGAATCGTCACTCACTTCCACTTCCGCGCCAGGAGCGACAAAAAGCATCTGCTCTCCTGCCGCACAGGAAGCAATCAAGACGCCTTCCGTGGTAGAAACGGTGCAATCCGTTTGAGGCGTGACGGCATAAGTCTTGCCTGCGGTGGTGTTGATGATCATGTATCATGATTTCACATGCCAGCGAACGGAAAGAAAGCGTGACGGTGTCACACGGCAAAAAAAATTACTTTGCCCACGGCACGCCCCTGGCCATCCCCTTGCGCATACCTCTTCTCTGTTCGTTTCTCTGGAGTGCTCGCGCTCCCGTCTTCTCGACATAACCATGCGCATACGCTTCGGCAAACGTCCGGAACCCGTCTGCGGAATGGGAACAGGCATTGTGCAGCGGCATAGAAATCACCCGTCCATTGGCCCCCGGCGGCAAGGTCTGGTAATTCTCCAGAGCATTCACACCGCTCATATACTCCACGCCATCCACAATAACCGGCTCACTGCATCGTTCATGGAACACGCAATGAGGCAGCAACTGCCTGGTAGCGTGAATCCCCGTCCAAATATCGTTGGTTCGCGGCACCACCCGGCACACCAGCCCCTGCATGGCCAGACGCTGTTCAAAACTTGTCAAATCCCAGTCCCGCTTGGCCGCATCGTGGGGCAGGAAATTAGCGGCGATGCTCTGCCCGCAAAGGGCCTCCCATCTGCGCACGACACCAATGTAATGCGCCAGCTCCTTCCCATTGGCTGAATAATGGTCCAAGACATAGAACTTGCCGTCCCCTCCCGGCTGAATCAACCACAGGGTCATGTAATCGGAAAGCCCGATGTCCCAACTCACGTACAGCGGACGTGTATCGTCGGGCTCAAACTGCTGCTTCAGGCGTCCCTCCGCACGTAGCATGGAAATCTGGGAGCCGTACACGGCCCCGTGCACCTGCGTTTCAAACGCCTCTGCCGGAGTGCTGGGGTACTCCTGCTTGATGAGGTGCCCGAACGTATTCCACTGGGACAAATACCAGCGCTTCTGCCCCTCGTCCAGATGGATGCCCTCCCTGGCCAACCCCTCGAAATACTCCCGGTGCTGCTTGTTCGGAGATAGAGGGCCGCCCTCGTCCACCCGGTATTCCGACTGTTTGTGCCAGGGGAAGAAGAAGAACTTGAAATCCAGCGGCGTCAGAGTGCGCCCCACATTCTCCATGGCCGCCTTGGTCATACGGTAATTCTCGCCATACTTGCCGCCTTCATGAGTGGATTCCATGATCACCACACCGTCGCGTCCCACCGTGTTGATCCCGCCGGACAGAATCTTCAGCGCCTTCTTGGGGTCATTGATGGCTACATAGCCAAACTCGGAAACGTGCAGCAACTGCATCGTACCGCCTCGCAGGTTGGTTCCCACGCGAATATTGCTGCCTGTGGCAAACTTTGCCCTGGTGTCTGAAATCCTGCCTTTGGCACTCACAAAAAGCTGCCGGGCAAACGTATTGATCTGTTCCCGCTCCCACTCGTCTTCAATAAACTCTTCCCCGTTGACGGGAGGTTCCAGCAGAGAATGGAACGCAAAAGAAATCTTGCCCATCTTCTCCTGGGCATCCGGCAGGGTCTTGTCGATGATGCCGCAATGGAAACCTTCCCGAAACAGGCACATGTCCAGCATCAACATGGACGTGTAGGTGGAAATCCCAAGCTGGCGGGCCTTCAGGATATTATTGCGGTGCCACAAGTTACGGTGCAGCTCCTGCTGGGCCCAATTCAGACGGAATCGGCATGGTGGACCATTCTTGCGCTCAATCCAATACAAATGATTCAGCCGCCATTCCTGGCTTGCCCAGCAATTCTCATACCAATACTCACCCATTGCTACCCTCCGTTCAATCGTTGTGCCAGCCGGGCAAACTTCCCCATGCTGTGTTTCTGCAACCCCTGGGGACCGTAGCCTTTCACCTCCCGGCACCAAATCACGTGCGTATATCCCAGCCCCAGCAGGTAATCCGCCTGGACGCCGATACGCGCCCCATTGCCGCACACAAACAACACCAGGAACGTGTGGGCGTCATCTCCGTCCACAGGATCTCGAGGAATACCCATGTACACGCAATCCGGCGCCAGATGGACAATGCCGCCCATGTCCAGAGCTGTGCGGATATGTTCCCCGTACAACCCGGGCTTGATGCCTTCCAACACATCCCATGCCTGTTTCAATGCGTTCATCATCCCTGCATCGCCAAAAATTCACACCCGGCAGGACCGCTGAACCGCAGACCCACCACATGCTCATACTGCCATCGGTTCACCGTAATCACTTCGTGCCAGCCCTTCGTCATCACGGGGGCGTTGCTGGCCACGGGCACCCATTGCTCGCCGTCTCCCGTCACCCGAAGAGGCTCGGTCAGGCAATCCTGGCCAAAGAGTACGGCCACCGGAAACTTCGGGGTTCTCTCCACCCGTGCTTCCAGCGGATTGATCAAGGCGTTGGTCAGCAGTGTGGACACATAATCATTACCCACATCGTCATAAGGTGAATCGTCATCCACCACCTCAATATAAAGGGAACTGTCCGCCAGATCCCCGGCTGCCGTGTACGTCTCGCGCTTAACCACCAGAAACAGGCGGTCGGAACGGTTCCCGTCCGGCATCGCGCAGGCGGCAAGGATGTGTCCGTTGGTAATCCAACGGTGCCACGCGTTGACCTCGTGCATCGTGTTGTAGGTGCACAAGGCGAGCTGCCCATCCGCCAGCACAAACACCGCCACCGTATCGGGCTTGCGCAGCATCGTGCCGTGCTTCACGCCGCCGTGGTCGCGCAGGATATGGGGCGCCAGCACCGTCAAATCCTTGCTACGGTAGCCGTCCGTCTCGAAGGAATAACCGTACTCGTAGCACCTGCCGGATCCTCGTTCAATATAAAGCACCTTGTCGGTAGCCATCAGCGCCGGAATCGCCGCGCTGCCCACATGTCCGTGGTCCTCAATCTGGGCGTTGGAGTTCGTGATGCTCCCTTGGCTGGATCCGGCAGAAATCACCCACTCCGCTTCACTCGTGCCTGGCAGCAGGCGGTGGGACTGGGCCATCATCCAACACACCGGATTCTGGGATGAAGTGGCCATCGTCAGCGCCAAAGCCGCGTCATCACTGTCCCCGGTGGAAAAATTGTTGAAATCATCCGTGCGGCTCATCCACACGGTCTGCGGTTGCTCCAGCGTGGAGGCGAACACCAGCCGCTGATTATACACCTCGCAGAGCAGCGGGAACCCGTATCGTTCTGAAAAAGCCGCCCAGCTCCAATTATGAACCGTTCGACGCCCCACCCATTCAACGGGAACCTTGTCTTCACAGGACCATTCCACGGCGGCCACTTCGCCGGCATCATCCAGCGTAGGTACTGCCCGCAGCACCATATCGTGACGGTAGCCGGGCACAATCAGCCGGTTGCCGCAACTATCCGCCGGAAACCCGGACGCCAGGGAAGCCCCCATAAACTTGCTGCGCGTCAGAAACAGGCGCAGGAAGCATTCTTCGTCGCTCTCGTCCCCCGTCAACTGCGTATTGCTGGCTTCCCCAATCCGGGAAAAGCTTGTGCCGGCCGTCTCCCAATCACTTCCCAGATCGCCGGAATCATAGCACTTGCGCACCTCGTAGCTGCCGTACCATAAACCGGAACAATAAAACTCCCACTTTCCCCGGCAGGTGAGAGCATTCCCCACGGCCAGACCGCGCACAAAATAACCCGGATAATCCCCGAACCCCGTGCCCAGATCCACCATATCCTCCTCCGTGAAATCCCGGATGCAGGTAAAATACTCCCAGTATCCGGACTTGATAGCCACCTTCGTGCCCTTATCCACAAAACCGTTCCCGGTCACATCCTTGACGGAATAAACGGGCGTCACTCCTTCAAACCCGTCCAAATTCTCCGCCTCTACAAAACAATCGGGATAACAAGCGGGCTCATCCAACCCCTCCGTATAAACATCTGCGGAAAGCGTCTGTTTGCAGATGTAGTATTTGACGGTGGTGTCGGTATGGACGGCCAGGCGGTCCCCCTTGGAAGCTGTCCGCAATCCGTCTGTGATAATGACATTCCGGCGCAGGTCTCCCCCCTTGGCGAAAGCCTCCTGCTGCTCCAGCCAAAAACTGGCCCGCAACAGATCCGCGCTCTCAATGGCGCTCTCTCTGGGCTCTTCCTCCGGGTCGAACTCCACCGTATAGCGCACATCCCCCAACACGGGCTTGCACGTCAGCACCAGCGGATGGTCCCGCTTCTCATTCACGTATCGCCAGGGGTGGTGCTTGAACTCCCACGCCTCCAGCGTCCAGACGCCGTCCCCGTCCCTCTTCAGCACCATGGGGCGGTTATCCTGCGTGGTTAGATACAACAAAGCATTCAGCTGGCGCCACCGCACCGTATCAGGATCCAAATAAAAATCCATCCCGTCTTCGCCGTCCGTGAACCGGGCCGCCTCGGCGCCCTCCATATCCAGCACCCTGACCACATCGCCGGCAATCTCCACCAGAAAGCGCAGGCCGTCAGCGTCCGCATAGGAATAAACGTAAGGAACCAGACGGCTATGCTCGCTCAAGGCGTCTGCGAAATAACGCATCCCGCGGCGGCGTTTCACGCCCCCCATTTGCGAAACCACCCAATTCTCCAACACCCGGCATCCGCGCATATAGGCGTCCAGGTCACACCGGGCCGCAAGTTCCGGGCTCTGTTCCCCTCCGTTGAAGCATGTTCTCGTTTGCATGTTAAGCGATAGACAAGACTTTAAGCTTGAATGTCCTGATGAAAGCCGGATAGCGCGGGCGGCCCATCAGCGCATTGCAGGAATTGTAACCCTGCATCGTCAGGAGCATCCCCGTATCTCTGTCAACAAAAGCATTCAGCCAGGAATGGGTGGAACCGTCCGCCACCCGGCAGGCCCACGGCCACGCTACGGAACTCACCGTCTCGCCGCGTCCGTGCCCGTTCTTCTGCCCCTGTCCCTGAATATGGGCCAGCCCACTGCCGGAACCGGACAGGGTGAAATAGGTTCCCGCGCTCTTCTTCTTCTGTCCCTTCGTCCACTGAACAAACAATCCAGTACCGGGCAAAAACGGCAGGGAATAACTGCGGCTGCCGGAACCATCCTGCTCCCGGATGGAAAGGGGCGCGTCGTCAATCACGGGAATCACGGCCTTCACCTCCACGGAATCCCCCGGACTGACGGAATGCAGGGATGCCCCCTCGTCCGGGTAAAACAGGAACACGCCGTTGGACTCAAACATCACGGAAGGCAGCGCATTAAACGAGGAATGCACCATGTACCGTTCCCCTCCCGCCGTCAGCTGCATATACCGCTTCGGCGTCACCAGATCCTGCACGGCCGCCACCGCGTGCACCCAGTAGGCCCACTCCAGTGAACCTGCCGCCGGCAGCTCCACCGTCAGCCTCCGCATGCTGGACGTATCTTCCGGGTAAAGCTGGCTATCCCCCAGGCACACATGGCTCACCGCCGCATCGCCCAGGCAGACATTCTCCACAAAGCTGTTGATGAATCTCGTACCGTTGGAAACTCTCATGGTCGTAAAAAATCAGGATGCAACACTCGCCGCCATGATATACAGGGTCTTGGCGTCGCGGGCGGTCAGGTTATTGTACTCTTCCCTGGTCAACACCTCGATGCGCTCCACCCGTGGAGACTTGGGAATATACCCGGTCAGCTTGTTGTCCACGCTCGCCGCAGTATCGTAACCTTTCCCCTCAACCCAGCTCTGCGTCGCATAGGGCTTCAGCTCTTTCGCCACATGCCCGCGGGTTTCCTCCTTCGTAAACACTTCGCTCTTGTTGTAATAGAACTGGGACAGGTAATCAGCCGTCTGCGCTGCCGTGGGAACTGCGTTGCCCCTGGCGTCCGCCGCCGTCCCGTCAATCGGATTGCCTAACGAAGAAGCCAGAAAAACCCCGGCCAGCAAATCCGCCGCGGCGCTCTGCAGCTCCAGACCTCCGGTCTGGCTCTGCGTAAACTGGCCGGACGTTGCCAACCCTAAATAATAGGCGTCTCCGAACCACTCCGGCGTCTTGCTCATCTGGCTGTCCAGCCAATCCATGTGCTTGCTGCCCCATGCCGACGGGCTCATGTGCTGCAACGCTCCGCCGAACACCAAATTATTGGCCAGCTTGTGATCCTCCGTAGCCCCAACCCCCTGCTGGTACGGAATCGGATTGCTCTGCCCGAACTGGCTTCCCAGCTTGACGACGCCCGCGCTATGAAGCCCGGCCCAATTCACGCCGGCCGTACCGTCGCTGTTGATGCCGATGCACCACGTGCCGGGCACGGTGTTGGCCGAAGGCTTCATCGTCCCATAACGTCCATAAGCCGCGGGCTGGGCCACCATGCGCCCCTCCGCGTCAAACCCTACGGCCCCGCCTTCCGCCAGCACATCCGCCGTTGCAAGTCTCACCGTCCCCGGCGTCGTGAAATCCGCATGGGGCACGCTCAGCTGTCCGGCGGCGTCATTACCCACCGGCGCCCCGTCCTGCACGGTCGTATCCGTCCCCAGCCGCACCAGGCCGTAAATCTCCGCCGTCGCAATATCATTCGCCTCTCCGACGCACACCCAGCTGCCGGACCCGTCATCAGACTCAAGCCAGGCGTAAACGTCAAAATGGCGATCATTCGCCTCATCATACCAGGGGCAATAATAATAAAACCCTCCGTTGCAGGTCTCGCCGCTCTGGGGAATATGGTCTTTGCCGGGAACGATGATGCGGCGCACCCTGGCCCCGTCAATGCCGTCCTTTCCGGCGGCAGGAAGCCCCGTGTCCCTGTACTCGCCCGTCAGCACGTTCCAGGTGCACCAATGGCCCGCAGCATTCACATACGGGCTGTGTCCGTCCTCCCCGGCGGCGGAAATCTCCGTATCGTCCCACTCCTGCGTCTCCACATTCCAGATCATCCACGTTCCGACAGCGGAAAGTCTGGGACTCTTGCCGGGATCTCCCGTCACCTGATAGCCGGTATTGCTCCCGCAAATCCACCACGTATTCGTCACAGGATTCGGAACGATAGCGGACGTAATATGCCCTTCCACCTCCGCCAGCCTGGCATCCAGCGCATTCAGTTTGCCCAGGGAATCCTGTGCCAGCTTCACGGCATCTTCCGCATCCTTCCGCACCTGTTCCATCTCGTCCAAAGCCTCCTGGGCCTCCCTGGCGGAATCCGCCGCGTCCTGGGCCGCCCGCTGCGCATCCGTCACCGCCCGCCATTCCAGCATGCAGTGGGCCGCGGCATTGCCGGGCACCCTCACGGCCATCCGGCGCACCTCCGTGTCGTCCTCCACGCGGGCAAGCTCCAGGTTGGTGCCCATCACCCCAAGCCTCCCGTAGGCCAGCCGCAAGCGGTCTCCGCCCTCGCTGGTGGCCCGCAGCTCGTACAAATATACACCCACATCCACCACGGGGAACACGACCATCAGCGTATTGCCGCTCTCTGCCTGCGTAATATCCAAGGCTCGTTCCGTCCCGTCCGGCGCCGTGAGGAGGCCGTCAAAGGTCACGTTATCCAGAACAAGGGAATTGCCGGAATCATCCATGAAATCCAGCCTGTAAGTCGGCTGGCTGCCCTCCAGCACGGTGAAATTCTGCTCTGCTCCTAGAAAGTCAAGGTTCATGACCCCATCATGGAGAGAGAAGCCATACCCGCGCAAGCGTGACGATGTCACACAAAAAAGTAATGGTTGAAAATAACCATTCATCCCTTGATCAGGCGCTTTCATGGGGACAACATGCAGATTCATGCCTCCTGCCGTTCATTTCGTACCATTTGCGCCAATATGATACGCTACATGGATGCAACTGAACTTTGAAGCATTGGAAGTCATTTCCAAAAAAGATATAAACAAGGAATCTCCACAAACATATCAACTTGCAGTAAGCGCCATTGTCCTGCTTTGGGAGGATGACAACGGCACATGGTGCCAGGATATGCTGGGCAATATCTGGCATGTATATAAAGCCACCCTTATTTAATAAAATAAAGCCGCCCGGGGTTACTGGGCGGCTTTTTATTCCCCTGAACTCTTCTGAACTCACTGTTTTGCCTGCGGCTTCACCAGGGGTTCCCCCTTGGCTGCCTGAATAATTGCCTGCCGGAACTCGTCATCCGTGGAAACATGCACGTTCGACTTCTCCAGCCCGTAAATCTTAGCCAGTTGCGCACGAGCCGCCAATCGGTCGCGGGCGGGAAGAGTCGCATTGCGGCTGTCCTTCAGCAGCTCCGCAGTCAGTTCCCGTTTAATCATCTCCACACTCGCCTTATCGGCGGCGCGTAAATCCTCCAGCAGCTTGGCCACTTCCGGCTTGGTCAGCGTCTTCTTGGCATTCTTGCCCGCCGTCTCCCGGCTCGCCCCGTAAATGCGCATGTAAGCTTCCACGTGGTCTTCCCCTGCGGCTACGGCATGGGCCAGTTCGTATTGTTTCGTATTCAGCATTTCCATCGTTCTATTTCCTTTCTGGTTGGGTTTGTAATCTCTTGAGAAACTTTTCCGTGTCGGCCATCCAGCCTTGCAGGGTAATGGTTCCGCTGGGTGTCAGCTTGTACATGCCCACGGGTTTTCCATCGCGCCTTTCGACCTGCTTTGCCACAAGGCCGCAGCGCATCAGGCGGCTCAACTGCTGGCGCAACGCCTCGACCGAACAGGGGATAACGTTAGCCAGCTCTGCCAGTGTCATGGCTCCCAGCAGCCCCAGCATCCTCATCACGGCGCACATGGTAGGCTGAAGCGGCGGAGTCACCCCGCAAGCGGCGCAATCTCCCGCCAACACAATCAGGTGCAGCATCTTCCTGTCGTTCAAAGGCATCATGAATTAAACCTCCCTGTAAGTCGTGGCGGCAGCATCCCATTTCAGGTCAATGTAACCAATCTCCCCGAAACGGTTCTTGCCGACGATAATTTTCGCCTCTGCCGGATCTGCGTTTTTGTCCATAACGTAAGGCCTGTAGAGCAACAATATCTGATCAGCGTCCTGTTCGATAGACCCTGAATCCCTCAAATCGGACACACGGGGAACCCCGGCTTCCTTCCCGGCGCGTTTCTCCGCTTCCCGGTTCAACTGGGCAAGCACGATCACAGGAATGTTCAGTTCCTTGGCCAGAGCCTTGAGGCCGGCGGAAATCTCCGACACCTCCCGTTCCCGGGAAGACTGGCGTCCGGTAGGATTGGCAAGCTGCAGGTAATCCACGCCGATGCACTTCACGCCATGGTCCGCAACCATGCGCCGGGCGGTCGCCTGGATCTGGTCAATCCTCAAGGCGCCCCGGTCGTCCACGAAGAAAGGCAGGCTCCTTACCTTGCGAACCGCGTTGGTGAATGCATCCTGCTGCCACTTGGTCAGCTTGATGCCTCGGCGCAGATTGGCCGCATTGATTTTGGACATGCCAAAAAGCGTGCGTTCAAGCAACTGCTCCTTGGACATTTCCAGGGAGAACATGCCTACTGGCACCCCTTCGGCGGCCAGATTGTACAGAATGTTGGTCATGAAGGAAGTCTTCCCCACGGCCGGCCGGGCTCCGATGACCACCATAGCCGTGTTCTGTAAGCCGTCCAGCATCCTGTCCAGGGAGGGGTAGCCGGTAGGAAGCCCCTTGGTCTGTCCTGGATTCTTGATGCGAAACTCCAACCCTTCCACCACCTTCTGTGTGCCATCAGCCATGCGCGCCACTTGGGCCACTCCGTAACTTTCCCGTAAGGAGGACATCACCTTTTCGGCTTCCGCCAGCACTTCGTCTTTGGTCAGGGTTGGGTTTTGAAGATTTTCCAGCCCGGAAATGAACAGGGATTCCACATCCCGCTTCTTCTTGGCTTCCACCAGAATCTTCACGGAGGGCTCGAACTGGAAATGGTAGGCAAAGCTGGTTGAAAGCTCGACAAGCCCGGCGTGACCTCCTACGGATTCAAGCTCGCCGGCGGCTTCCAGGTGCTGGATCAGGTCGGTGATATTGACCTTTTCCGGAGTCCTGGCCAGCGCCTCAAAAGCGCTCCAGACCTTCTGATGGGCCAGAAGGACAAAATGAGCCTTCGTGAAGCCCTGTTCGATCAGGGCGGCCACCTTGTCGGCTCCGTCAATGCAGTTGCCAAGAACGGTCTTTTCGGCGTTGAGTTGTGTTTCTGTAAGTTGCATAATGGTTTCTCTTTTTGATGGTTAAATGTTTTTTCTAAATCTTGGATCGAAGGGGTCGCTATTTCCATTTTCAGGAGGCGGCGGATGGTTGAGGGCGTAGCTGGTGGCGAAGCTGATGGCGTCGGATTGCCATTTGGTCACGGGGATGCCGTTGCGGGTCCAGTTGACGGCGTCCCTGCTTCCCCAGTAGGCCGTGGCGCAGTCCGGTATCTGGTCGGGAACCAAACGCACACGCCCCGCAAAAGCCGCGGCCTGCAAATGAGCTTCGACTTCCTCCACGGTGCATGGAGAGGGGGTAAGGGGGGGTACTTCGTCTTCGTCTTTTACTTCGTCTTTTACTTCGTCTTCGTCTTCGTCTAAGTGTACATTTGCTGGCAGATGATTATCATTTGTTGTGCATGTGCTAAGCATTTCGCCTAACTCACTGACAGAGGCGTTTTCTTCATTTTTGTCCATCATTTGATTATCACCGGATAAGCATGTGCTGCGCATGTGCTTATCAACTGCAATCAATTTCTTATCACGGATTACATATCCAGGAGGCGGAGGGAAAAGGGACCGTTTTGCTCTGACTTGCTGGCGGAACTTCTGTACCCATCCATAGCGCCTTCCTTCCACCTCGTAGAGAATCACCAGGCCAAGATCTGACGCGTGTTGAAGAAAGGCTTCTACCTCCTCCACGGTGAATTCATCTTCCTTTTCTCCCGTAATATCCCGGCGAAGACTCTTGCTGCGGGCCTCAAACAAACCGTAGTCGTCCGCCTCGAACAACAAGCCTTCATAAAGCCAAATTTCCTTGAAAGAAAGTTGTCCGACCACGTCCGAAGAACGCAACCCTTTTCGTATTACTCTTGATGATGCCATTGTTCGATTAAATGCAGTTCCGCACACCTCTTGCGGACGTAATCCAGCACCGCGCCGGCGTCCTGGTGTTTGACGTGGAGCAGAAAACCCGGCTTGCCGAACTCTTCTACCCAAAACTCTACTTCCGGGCCTGTAAGGTCAAAATACACGCCGTAGCGGCCTGTACGCCCCAGTTCCCCCTTGATGCGGCAAAGCTCCTGAATGAAACGGCGCTCTTCCTGTTCTGGTGTTTCCATAGGAAAACAAGCTGTCTCATTTTCAATTCCAGCACGGATGCCGCGGCCTGGTTGGTCAATGTAGGTGGATTTCACTTTTCTCCTCCTTTCTTCTCTTATTCAAACATAACCACCTGGAGCTACCATGTGCCTTACCCGTCCGGCCCCGTCCACGGAACCGCTCTTAGAGATCTTCCCAGGAGCTTCTTCAAACTCGAACACGGCCTGCTTGCTCAACTCCACCATGGACCATACATCATGGGGGGAAACCAACAAAACTTCCCCGCTAAAAAGATGCACCAGTAACCTGCTGGGAGTAGCTCCCTTCACACGGGCTCTCCTGCCGCATGTTACCAGAACACACTGGCCATAACAAAAACTGGTTCCGCAAACACGATTAAGGGTTTCAAGCTCGGTTTGAGCAACAAGCTCTTCTGCCGCCCTTTTCTCCTTCTCCCTCTTCTGCCTGGCGGCCTCATCCCTCTTTCTGGCAGCTTCTGCCGCCTGATTGGCACGCAAAATCGCCATGGACTCTCGTTCGGCTTGCTCTTGGGTCTTCGTGAGCCCTGCCTTTTTGCGGAGCTTGTAATCTCTCCATATCCGGCGTTTTTTCTCCATATCTTCAGGAGTCATGCCCGGTCCCTCCTTCCTTTTTTGGGAGTGTACATGTCGGTCATTCCGCGTGAGCATTCACAACAATCCGCACAGATACAGCCTTCGCATTGACCTTCCTTGGAATCTTGCCGGGTTTCCCCGGCAAGTTCCTCGGTATAGACGTTTTTAATCGCCTCGTCCAAATAGCCGCTTAAGTCCAGGCGTAGTTGCCTATCTTCAAAAAAATCAGAGAAAATTCCTTTGAGTGCAGCGCGAGCTAGGAACTCTTCTTCGATTCTCGCCAACCCATCTTCCACCGCAAATTTGGCGGTATCATACATAGATTGAGAGACAGGTATTTTCAGAGTAACAACCTTCATCACCTCATTCCTCCTTTCATGGAAGCAAGTGTTGCGGCAAGGGAGGGATTGGAAGTCGCGTCGGCGGCAAGGTAGAAGGACTTCTTGGCGCTTTCCAATACATGGTTGAGTAGTTCTGTCGCCATAGAATAGCGTGTCTGGTCTATGTAAACCTTTCCTTCATCCCACTGGATACGGCCGGCATTGATGGCAGTAAACGCGGCAAGAACATCACTGTCTTTTTCATCTATTTCAACCAGAGCAGAGAAAGTCTTTCTTCGTTTGTCCAAAACCTTGAAAGGAATATTCTCTTCAAATAGCTCCGCCGCATTCGCCAGAACGATGGCGGCATCCAGAAAGGATTCCTTCACGCTGTCGACAATCTGCTTCTGGTCGTCGTCGCAGTAATACAGGGCGTGGAACATATCCAGAATGGCTTCGGCCGCGCCCCGGAGCATGCAGGCATTCTCTCCGAAAGCTACCAAATCCTCTTCATCATACCGCTTCTTCCTGGGGGCGGCGGGCTTTCGGACTGTCCTGGCAGCCTTTGCCGGTTGACAGGGCTTCCCGTCTGTCGTACTTACTGGCTTGTGAGCAATGATAGGATCAGTCGTCTTGCCATTATTCACAACATCCGCCCCTTTCCCGCTGCAACGGGAGAGGGGTTCTTCGTTTGTCAGTAGTGCTGTATTCATAGCGATCATAATCGTATTTCTTCTATTTTTATTTATTATCAATTAACTATTACTATTTTACCTTGTCTGTCAGAATCAATCGACGCGCCCCGGGTGGAGGCGGGAAGGAATCATTAGCCTTCTTCGGCCAGGGAGAATCCTTCGTCATCCAACTCAAAAACGCCCAGCCAGGGAGCTTTGATGAAGGCGACATAGAAAATTCTCTCATCTTTGCGACGGACGACAATAAACTCGTCTTCCGGGGCAAAACGGTAGGTTCTGCCGCGATTAGGCATAGTGATGATAAGCTGGGAATTTAACATCACCCTGTCGCCCGTATCGAAAGGCTTTGCCTGGACAGGTTCCGATGCTGCATCAATATTACTTGTAATCATTATATTATGTATTTTCTATTGGTTATTGCTTCCTCATGCCGTGAGGGCGGGACGGTTTTGATAAACCGTCAAAAGCTTTCATGGGGGAGGGAGACTCCGGGCAAAACCCGGAATGCGGACTCTTGCCGGCCTGCAGCTCGGCGTCATCCAACTCCACCGCCAGCCAGAACAGGGTTACAGCGAAGAGGCCACAGGCTCCACCTGCCAGGAATTGGAACAAGGTCTTCATCTACTCACTCCTCCTTCTCCATATTCACGGAGCAACGCCCGGCGGAACTGCTTGCCGTGTACTTTCATCTTCCCTTGCTTGCCCCAGTACAGGATCTCGATCACATGCCCCTTGTCCTTCAACTCATGGACGGTCCGCTTGATCACATCCCGGTCGGAATCGTACATCAGGGCCAAGGTCTTGCAGTCGTAAAACTCTGATTCAGGGTAGGTCATAATATTTTCATTATTAAAGCTCGTGCCAGCCGAGCAGCTTCAATTCTTCAATGATGTCTTCGTCCATGGTTCAGTCGATATGGCCGTCAGGGTTGTCGCACTGCGCGGCGTGATCCACTTCCCACTGGTCAATCGCCAGCGTCAAATCGTCCATGAGGCCCTCCGCTTCCCGGATGGCGACGTATTCTCCATTCACCCGGATGCACCGATCTTCGTTGTCGTATTCGATAATCATCATTGTTAGGTTTGAAATAGTTAGGGTTATCGGGTACTCTCCTGTGCATGCAGCCATTCCAATTTCTTTCGCAGTTGATCGACCTCGTAACTCGAAAGGAAACAACAGCCATCATCATGTGCGCATGCGCCCTTATCCTCTGGCTGCCCGAGCAAATGGCGCAATGGCTTCACATTCATGAATGGCGCAACCAGTATGGCCACATGATAGGGTTCGCCTTTCTTGTGAGTTTCAGCAGCCTTGTTGTAGTAATCAGTAAGCGGGCTTTTACCGCTGGGGTATATATGTTCGAGCTCCGGAAAAAGAAAAGGATGCGTCAACGCCAAGCGGCCCAGGAACGAGCGAAAGAAGAACGTGTGAAGCAAACCCTCCAAACCCTCACTGAAAACGAACAGGAAATCATCTCCAGATATATGAACAAGGGAACTATCCAACAATTCCTTGACCCATACAACCCAGTTACAGGGAGGCTGATTGACAAAGGAGTGCTTGTCGCTCTTCACCCTGACGTCATATTTCCGAGTGGAGGCCACTACTGCCAATCCTTCGTGCTCACTCCACCGGCCATCAAGCACCTTTATGGAGATCACGAGATCAGGAGCGTGCAGTAAAAGGTTTCCTCTCATGCTGCCGGCTTCTTGGGTTCGGGGTTCTTTTTTCGAGGTTGGAGAGTACGTTCTTTTGCCTTCTGGCGGAAATCCATGATGGCACCGATAACAAGAGCCCGGCCGCTCAAGCCTGTAGCGGCCTGCGCATCCCGGAACCACTCCCGAACTTCTTGCGTTTCTTTTTTCAGGTCGATGATCATATTCGCGTCTTGCGTTCTGTTGATAGCCTTAAAATGCACCAGAGACGAAATCTAGTCAATATTATTTTTCGTTTTAGGTGTATCTATGATAAATATTTCTATTGCTCTTAATGCGCTTCTGGTGCATAATGCTGACATGCTTAATGCAGAAGACATCAAAACGTGGCTCAAAAAGATAGGGAGAGACCGCGCGTGGTTAGCTGAAAAAACGCTAGTCAGTAAGCGAACAGTTGATAACTGGCTTTCCGCTGGCAAGCCGATCGTCCCTCAAAAAATGGAACTCATTGAAAAACTGATGTCAGGGGAGGAAGAAATTGAGTTTGAGCTTCCGCCAGACTTTGAAAAGCAACTCCGCGCCATGGCGGATGAAGCAAAAAAAACTATAGAGGATATGGTTTCCCATATCCTTCAAGTCACAGCCAAGGCACATCAGAAAAGGAAAGCGGAAGCAGTCCACAAACAGTTTACCCCGGTAAAAACATTCACAGCCCCCCCCTTGGAAGCCCAGGGACAAATCATCGGCAACATTGCCGCCGGCAACCTGGCGGATGGAGACACCATTCCGCAGGACATCCGGCTATACCGTGAACTGGAAAAAGGAGAATACCTGCTGCGCGTGAACGGCCACTCTATGGAACCTTCCATTCCGGACGGCTCCGTAGTCATCATGAAAAAATACACCATCCCCCCCATCCCCAAACCCGGAACCATTGTTCAATACCATGATGAACGCGGCGTGACGCTCAAAAAACTGGTCTGCAGGAAAAACCCGGAAACCGGCAAAATGGAATACACCCTCCATCCCATCAACCCTGCCTTCGGAGACATCGAACCCATGGACGGCGGCAAAATCTCCGCTCTATACGTAGAAACCCTGGACAGGTGGGAGAAAGCTTGACGCTCCGGGGAGATATGTTATAGGT